AAAGAACAGAAAGAATGGATAGCATACCTTAACGAACAAGGTTATTGTGCTAGGGTTACTAAAGGATTAGATCAATCATTAGAGGTTATAGATGCCTACTTTAACAAAACAATATGAGTGTAAATTTATACGACAGGAAGGATAGGAGAGGTGGTGGATATGCTAAGAGGAAGTTTACCTTAGAGGAAGCAGAGATTATTAGACTAGAGTATGCTAAAGGAGTTTACACTCAGCATCAGTTAGCTATTAAGTATAAGGTAAGTCAATCAATCATCAATAAGATACTTAGGTTAAAGACCTATCTAAAGTAATATTCACTAAGCTGATTAATATTTTTATTCAGTTCTTTTTATTTTTAAATTTTATTTTTTAAATTTTAAATTTATTTTTATTTTTTAAAAAACATTTTCTTAAATTTCCCTGAAACTGCCAAATCCGTTGAAACTGCCTGAAACTGCTAGGCTTGTTGCAAGGGGGTATAGTTCTCCATTAGTAACCTTTAGTAACTTAGTTACCTTTTGTTACTAGTTACTTATTGTTACTAGTTACATTTGGTTGCTATTATAAGTTACCTTTTGGTTACTACTTTTTTCACTATTTGTAAATATTTGTAAATTATTTGTATTGTATATGAAATATATTTGTATCTTTGCAGTACATTAATCAATAAAACAAAAAAACATGTTTAAAAATTTCAACACTATCGAGTCAAACATTGACAAAACTATTAGAGCAACTTTTTACTTGCAACTTGTAAACGAATTAGAGAACGCTGAAACAACTTTAAAAGAAGGACACGACATTTACGATCTTTATATTTATAACGGTTCAGAAGGTCAAAAAAGACACTTTTGCACGTTTGATTTTTATACTGAATTCCTAGAACTTGAGGAATTCGAAATGTTAATAAAAGAATGTAAAGACCTAAACGAGAGAGCAAGAATATTTTAATTAATCAGGGTGGTTGAAATATACCACCCACAAACCCCCCACAAAATGCAAAATCTAAATAGTCAATTACTTACTAAAGTAACCATTAAAAAACAAAGTAAATTTTTAAACTTTGTTAAATCATTTTTAAAATCTACAATCTATTTTTTAGCCGTTACTGTTTCGGGCTTGGTGCTTGGAGCATTAACACTTGAAGCGATTGTATTTTTAACTAATTAATAATATATATTATGAATTATAAAAGCTATACAGAAGCCACTAGAGCCACATACGGCAATGATCCAACCGAGAACATAGAAGAGGCTTCTCTTTGTTTAAATTGTCAAATGGATTTGACATTTGAAGAGATACAAGAAGAGTTTAAAAATTGCTTTTCATGTACTGAAGAAATAGAAGAGGAGGAAGAACTAAGCCCCGAGCGTAAGGAACTATTAAAAAGGTTTATGCAGTTTCCAACATTAGAAAAATAATTAATTTAAAACTATAAAAAAATGAATTTACTAACTCAAAATAGTAAGATGAAGAAAACATCTATAAAAAATAATACCAAGATATTCAATTTTAGTATACCGGCATACAAAACCAAGAGCGGCAAAGTAACATGTCCGTTTGCGGCTGCATGCGTAAAGTATTGCTACGCTCAAAAAGGCAATTACACACGTTATCCAATAGTACAAGAAGTACAAGAAAAGAAATATGAAATAAGCAAGCAAAACAATTTTAATAGTTTGATGAATGCAGAGATTAAAAAAAAGAAAGCTAACTATATCAGAATACACGACTCAGGCGATTTCTATAGTGTAAAGTATTTGCAAAAATGGGTACAGATTGCAGAGCATAACAAAGATGTTATTTTTTACGCATATACTAAGAGCATAAAATTTTTTACAGATGGTTTGTTACTTCCTTCTAACATGAAAATTATATTTAGTGAAGGATCAAAAACGGATCATTTAATTAATGCTAGAGAGCATAGGCACGCGCGTATTTTTAAGACCTCAGAAGAACTAACAGCGGCGGGATATATAGACGCAAGCGCAAACGATTTACAAGCAATAACAGACAATAAAAAAGTAGGATTAATTTTTCACTAATAAAAACAATAATATGATATACCTAACAGAACACCAAGCAAGGCAGCACCTGAGCCAATACGGGACAATAAGGCACAATGTAAGCCGCTTAATATATGCAGCAAGGCAAACCGCCAAGCAATACAATTCAAAGCCAATTGATATTTTCTTTTTTATGATAGAAAATAAGAAGGTAAACGGAATGTTTTTATTTGAATATGGGTTCAATAATAGCAAAGGCAGACAAGTGAAAGATGTTTTTGCTTCATACTATAAAGACAATCAAAGCCATTTTGAGCTTGATGAAGAAGGAAACAACATTATATCATGAGTCAATTTGATAAGATCCCATTTAGCGACAATATAATTGCTTTGATCTTCCTACTATTTTTATTGAGCTGTTAGCATTAAGCAATAACAAACTACAAAACCTTATTATTAATTTAATAGGGTTTTTTTATACCTTAATTATTTTAATTGTTTGTAATATATTTTTAATAATGGTTGATATAAAGCAATTTTTTATGCTCTTTTGTACGCAAATTCTCTTCAAAACTTGTTAACAATTACTTTTTTAATCTTTAATCTGAAGAATTAGCAAGAAAAAACCGTATTTTTTAGATATTTTCGGGATTCTGAGGGAAAAACGCTCTTTTTGAAAAAAGTCTATCTTGAGCATCCACACACACAAGCAAGAAATCTAAATCCAATTTCATAACTAAAACTTCCAAGTAATCTTTAATGGAATAAGTTGTATATAGACATTACCAATTCTGAATTTAAACATAATATATATTGTTAAGTGGGAAGGTTATTAAATATGCTAGTTGCGATATGAGCAACAGTATATTCTAAGGAATACAAAGTTATAGTAAAATAAATGGAATATTCAGCAGTTTTTGGAAGTAAAAAAAAATTATAAAAAAATTTGGAATGGGATTATATAAATGGAAAAGAATTAAAGGGTATAATAAGGGTTTTTAATACCCTTAAAGATAAAGACTAAGATAAAGATAAAGATAAAGATATGAATAAAGCAGAGTTAATAAAATTTCTTAAAGTTTCGTAGGATATATAAAATATTTTGTTTTATTTGTGCAGAAGAAATTAAAAAACAGAAATTATGCCTTGCGAACAATGCGAAGAAGGATTATACAGATGGGGAGAGAATGGAGAATGTATGTACGAATCTCTTGAGGACTGCCAATTAGCAAATCAAGAAGAATACCTTGATGAAACTATAAAAAAGCCAAAATATGAAGAAGAAATTGATTGGACTTACAACTTTACTACTGCACAAATGAAAGAACTTCATGATGATGGTAAACTTATCGTTAAAGTTGAAAAAGAAGAACAAGAATCAATGACTTTACTTTTCACTTATGATAGAGAAGAAAAAGAAGATGACAGAGAGGAGGAGTTAGAGGAAGATAAGAGAGAAGATGATAAGAGAATTGATGAGGAGGAGAGAGAAGAAAGAGAATATGCTAAATTAACTGTCGCTATGTTAGATGGAGAGTTAGATGAGTATATTGACAAGCTTACTGCTTCAATTAAAAAATTATAATATGAGTGAGGATGAAAGATATAAACTTAAAGAGAGTAATATAAATAAACTCAATCCTTATAAAGAAACCACAGATAAGTTCTTCCCTAATGGTGGTAAGATAAACACAGAAGGAAGGAAAAAAGGAGAAAAGAATAATGTTGTTACTACAAAGATCAGCAGAAATGCTTTGACTTGGGCATTAGAGGGACATTCAACTAAGATAAGATTAGCATTAGATAAATTATTTGACCAAAATCCTGAAGCTTATATAAACGCAGTTTCAAAACTACTTAACTATACAGTTCCAAAACTATCATCTTCTGAGATAACTGACAACACAACAAAAAAAGTTAAAATAGAGTTAAATGATGATGTAAGCATTGAGGAGCTAAGAGCAAAACTTAATGACATTGACAACAACTGATGAGGTACTTAGATTTGCGTTAGAAAAGAGGTTATGCGAATTATCATTCTATGAATTTTTCCAAAAGGCTTGGCATATTGTTGAACCTTCTATTGAGCTATCTACTAATTGGCATCATAAATATCTATGTGATATTTTACAAGAAGAAGCCGAAAGAATAATAGCTAATAAACCTAAAACGAAAGATATTGTAATTAATATCCCATTTCGTTCTACAAAATCACTTTTAGTTACAGTTATGTTTCCTGTATGGGCTTGGATTAAGAATCCTAAGTTCAGATTTATAACAGCATCTTATTCTGCAGAGCTTTCAATAGAACATTCAACAAGAAGTAGAGATATTATAAACTCAGAGTGGTTTAAAGAAAGATGGGGAGATTTATTCTTTATTAAAAAAGATCAGAATCTAAAATCAAGATACGAGAATAACTTTCTAGGGGTAAGGAGAGCAACATCAGTAGGAGGTACTGTTACAGGGCAAGGAGGGGACTTTCTACTTGTAGATGACCCTGTTTCTCCACAACACGCTGCATCAGAGATAGAGAGAGAGAACGCAAACGAATGGTATAGGACAACATTCTACTCTAGACTTAATAATCCACTAACAGGAGTAAGAATAATTATCATGCAGAGAATACATGATGATGATTTAAGTGGATTCTTGCTATATGGAAAGCAAAGTAGATTAAAATACCAACATATTTGCATACCTGCAGAGCTTTCAGAGGATGTTAAGCCTAAAATGCTAGAATCTAACTATGATGAGAATGGATTGTTTTGGACAGATAGGTTCAGTAAGGCTATTTTAGATGATTATAAGCAAGCTTTAGGAAGTTATGGATATGCAGGTCAGCTTATGCAAACTCCTACACCTCTAAACTCAGGAATGATAAAATCAGAGTGGCTAAACATAGATAACCATAAGATGGGAGATATGGGAGAACAAACTACAGTTGATTTCGTTATAGACCCTGCATACACTGCAAATGAGAAGAATGACCCTTCTGCACTACTAGCATATACATATAAAAACAATAAATGGCAGATAATTGATTGTATTAATGTTTATAAAGAGTTTCCTGACTTAATTAAATTCATTCAGCAATGGGTAGCGAAAAATGGATACACAAATAGAAGTAGAATTTATGTTGAACCTAAAGCATCAGGTAAATCTATAGTCCAAACGCTTAAAAAGGAAACGGGACTTAATGTAAAAGAAGATAAGCCACCATCTAAAGATAAAGTAGCAAGAGTACAGGATATTTCTGCCTCTTTAGAGTCAGGTAGAGTTAGTTTACTCAAGGGGAAATGGAACGAAGAATTTTTACAGCAGCTAGTGAGGTTTCCTTCTGCAAAACATGATGATATGGTAGATTGCTTGGTTATGGCAGTAAATAATAATATGTGGAGTGGCTCAAAAGTAGTTTATTTTTCTTGATTTTCCAAAATCACTAGGTTGGTAAGAAAAAAAGTCATATAATTGCGAAGAAATAGGAATAAATTATGGATGTAAGCAGTTTAAATAATAAGCACGAAGAAATATTACATAAATATGTGAAGTTTGTGCAAGGTACTGCATATACAGCTACTGAAGGATATGATAGTGGTAAATTCTTGGGATTTAATGAGATAATAGCAAATATAATAACATACACCAATTCATTTAATAATATGTTGGTTTCATCCAACAGGAGGACTGAATGGGCTTACATGACTCCTAATTTAATGCTTTATGCTACTATTGGCTTTCTAGAGGGAGTAAAAAATGATGAAAACAGCGATTTAATTAATGAATTATCAGAAGATTTGTTTGAAACAACAGTAGATTTTGTAGGAGAAACAACAGATATACTAGATGATATTCAGCAAAAAGAAGAAATACAGAGAGAACTACTAACTAACCAAAAAACACAGAATGAGCATAACAATTAGTCTGAAAAGCCAAAATGTAGAGAGAGATGTAGTAATTCCTGTAGAATGGAAGGATATATCTGTTAAGTATTGGGGTGAATTATCTACGATAATAAAGAGGCATTATGAAAGGGCTTCTGAAGAATTTGGAGTAAAGAAAGATAAGGCTCATGAGCTTATTAGTGATAGTTATATGTCAGTTTTAAATGATAGTGTAGAGCTTAATGACTCACAAATACTAAGAATGAATGCAGATATATTCTCCTATATAACAGGATTAACAAAAGAAGAAGTTGATCTAATTGATGTCAGTCAAATTACAAAAGTTATAGGATGTATAAATAAATTGACTAAGGAATACGAGCCTAAAGGAATGAAGTCATTTGAATTTGATGGAGAAACTTATAATTTCCCTTCTGAGTTTTTCAGAAAAGAAACTTATGGAGATTTTATTGAATCTACTCAATTAGAGATGTATATTGCTGATATGGAGAACGGAAGGTATGATATTCTTCCTGAACAGATGGCGATACTATGCAGGAGGGCAGATGAGGAGTATGATGAAGAATTAATTCCTGAAAAGGCAGATAAATTCAGAAAACTTACAATGGATGTTATTTGGGAGTTCAGTTTTTTTTTGAATCATCAAAGCGAAAAATTAACGACACTTTTCCATACATATTCGGAGAAAAAACTACAAGTACAGGAACTGTGAATACAAAAGGACTATATAAAACATATATAGCTCCATTTGGATGGCTTAACAGCCTTTATATGTTAGCGGAGAAGCAAGTGTTCAATGTAGAGGGTAAAAATGGCATAGAGAGCGTTAAAGAAACTAATCTGTATAATGTCTTAACATATTTAAGTTGGGTTACAGCAAAAAATACATACGAGTCTAAGGTTCAAGAGAAAATTCACAATCCAAACAAAATAATGTAATATGGCAATAGTAAGATTAACAGATATAGTAGCAACAATGAAGGATAAATGGACTTATGGGGATAAGTTCTTTGGATATACAGAGGAATTTAATGATAATCATAACACTCAGTACCCTTCTTTACTCATAACACCACCTGATTCAGTATATCCTGAAGTAACACCAAGAAATGGTTGGGAGGAATACTCATTTGAGGTTTATTTTTCAGATTTATATAACAGAACAGAACAAAAGAACGAAAGTATAGAACAAAGATGGGATAACCTACAAGATTTAGCTAATGAGTGGTTAGATATGTTCCTAAAGAGTTATATGGGGACTCAAGCACATAAAACTACCATAGCTTACTTAATGGATGGTAGTTTAACGATAGAAAGAAAAAAAGAGGTTGCTAACGACCAACTTCTTCAATTAAAGATGAATTTTGGGTATAGAATCTTCAGCAAGTGCTTTGCTCCTGTGTCTAACTACCCAAATCAAATAAGCGGTTTAGCGTCTTGGTTGAGAGCTGATAGTAATGTTACATTTAGCATTCCTACTAAAAAAGTAAGTATTGTTGGAGATGGTTCAGGTAATGGAAACGGAGTTGCACAAACAGATAAAGCTTTTCAGCCCCTAAGATATACTTATGGTGGAGGTGCTTTAGATAAAACACAGTTTACTTTCTTTACTACTCCTGATTATAGTTTTTTGGTTTCAGACAATAAATTAGTTACATCAGAAAGTAATGACTTCTCAATATTTGAAGTTAGTAGGGTGAATGCAGTAAGTAATGCTGTATTTGGGTATTATAATTTAACTGATGGTTCTCTTATAGAGATGGGAACTAATGCTGCAGGCTCCTATGAGGTTTCTGTAAGTGATGGAGAAGCGGTCTTATTACTAAGAACAGAAACAGTTAACACAGGGAAATATCATATTGGGGCTTTAAGAAAAAAAGGTCAGAGGGCTTATTTGGACTACTATGATTCTTCAAATTCTTATTCTGTTAATTCTAATAATGAAGGTTTTCAAATTAATAAATCTTACTCAGAAGAAAAGTTTAGAATAGGGTGTACGCAAATAACTGATGGATTATTACCTCCTGCAGCAATTAACACTAGATACTTAGATGGAGATTTACAAGAAGTTATCACTTATGATAGAAAATTAACAGATGCTGAAACAGCAAAAGTAGTAGATTATTTAAACAAGAAATATAGAATATATTAAGATATGACGGCAATAAGAACAGGTACAAGTGTACAGTTTGGAATAGTACCATTTTATACAGGAAGTAATACAACTCCATTCCCTCCTATGCAAAACATGAATAATAGGTATCGGGGTAATTATTTGATTTCTGCAAATCAACCTATGATTTATCAGGTTCAATGGACAGGAACAAGTGTGAATGAAAATTATACTCCTTCAGTTACAGGAGATGTTATTAATGTCATTTTTGAGATTTACTCAACAACAGATTTTCCTACTCCTTCATCATTTACAGATTGGGATTTATTAGGTGAGATTACAAAAAAGAGAGATGTTCCTAATACTAATATCGTAACATCAAGTGTTCCTAATGTTCAGAGCTTCACTATAGATATAGCTAATATGGTTTCAGATGAACTTTCATATTCTTTAGTTCCTATAGGAAAGGGTTCTTGGCAAAATCAAGTGTATGGAGGATTGAATGGTGGTGGAGTTAAACAAGACAACATAACAGAAACAGTTAGCCCTTATAATGTAAGTAGAAATGGAACTTATAGAACAATAAGAGTTGATGCTAGGCTTGAGGTGCTTGATTCTTCAGGTTTAGTAGTTACATCATCAACAGGAGTTACTTCAACATCTGCTGTGAGAGTAATAAATTCTGTACCTAATTTTAAAGCCAAGTTATATTCTAATCAAATGTGGATTCTTTCACAATATACTGTTTCTACAGGCTCTCAAAGAAGGGCTTTAACAACTTGCCCTAATTCATCAGTTAATACTACAAGCCATAATTATATGAAGCCTGTTAGTATAAATGATGAGGCTGAATTTTTGTATTTCTTTTGTAAGAATGCTTATAATGGAGTAACTAATGAAGATACTGACCATTACAACTTATATGAGATGTATGGTCAAGCATATAATAAGGATGGAAGCACCCCTAGTGCATCTAATTTTGTTTTAGGTTCTGAATGGAAAAACTCGTTAGGTACTACTCATATATGTTCAGATATATCTCATAATTTTCAAAAAGAAAGTACAAGTAAATTTGAACACGAACAAAATCAAATTTGCGTTCAGAATGTTTCTCCTGCCTATATAAATTCACACGCTTATGCTCCTCAAAACGAAAATTATCCTTATGTAACTTCTAGAACTCCAATAACATCTAGCACAGGTTGGTACAGAGTGTATGTTAGAGGTAATTATTATAGTGATTATCAATCTGCTTGGGTAGCCGTTATACATTCAAATGTTTATTGGTATAGGATGGATGAAAGTGGAACAGAAAAATCATCTTATGAAAATGTTAGATTCCATTGGCTTAATAGTATGGGTGGTATAGATTCTTATACTGCTCGTAGAGATGTTTTAGAGTCTATAAGTGTTGAAAGGTCTTTAATGCAAACTGCATTGCCAAATAGAAGGATTTTTCAGGACAATCAATATGCAGATTCATCTGCTGTTGCTAATACTGATTATTTATCAGATACAATGAGAGGTTCTGATTATTACAGAGGAGGCAAAGAGGTTTTAAGTGTTAATGCAGATGTAAATAATAAAGTATATACTGAGCCTTTAAATAAAATAGAAGCAACTTGGTTAAGAGAAATGTTTACATCTCCAAATGTATGGATAGAAACACCTACTGCAGATTCTGATGAGTTAAATTATCAAAGTGATGCTGCTGAATTATTAAATGACCAAAACTCATACTTAAGACCTTCAAAAACAATATATACTCCTGTAATATTAAATAACACAGAGATAACATCTGTAAATGAAGCAGAAGGGCTTGTAATGTTCAACATAGAATACACTTTATCACAAGGTATTTTAACTCAAAGAAATTAAAATGATTAAAATACAACTACTTGATTATAAGTATGATAATTTCTCCAATAATCTTGTAAACTTTAATAATGTTACAGCTCAAAGCACTTGGGTTATAGATAATTTAGGAAAGGCATCTATAACTACAGGAGGTAGTAGTGCTAGGGTTATAACACCTGTTACAGGTATATTGGCAGATGGTGTTCAATATGAAATATCAATAACATTATCAAATAAGACAGGTTCAGGAGAAATAGGGTTTTCAACTGTTGGTTCATCAGGTACTGCGAATGGAATACCTGCAACCCTAAGGGGAACTGCAGATGGAACATTCACAGGATCATTCACAGCAGCAGGAAATCAAGCTCCTAGAATTTTTGCACAATCAACGGCAGCAGGAACTGTTACAGCTAGTATTACTCAAAGAGGAGGTATTAATTGGAATGAAAGTGTTATTGGCGATTTAGATGTTGGAGATTCTGATGATTTTCCTCTTGCAGTTAATTTTTCAATATCTGAGGCTAGAGATTTGAACTCTAGGACAGGGACATATAGTAAGACATTTAAAATACCTGCTACAAAAAACAACAATAGAGTTTTAAAGCGTAGTTACTATACAGGAAGCAAAATACCAAATAATAATATAAACAACAGAAAGAGTGGTAGGATTGTAGTAAACGACAATTTTATACTTACGGGTTTGCTTCAAATAACTGCAATAGGAAGTGCATCAAAACCTTTATACTATTCTTGTGTTTTTTACGGAAACAATGTTGATTGGTCGCAATCTTTAGATAATAAGCTATTAATGAATCTAGCTGTCATCAATGGTGCTAATGGAAGTGGTTGGGATAACTTAAACAATAAAGGAGCAAATACGGGAGTTGGACTTCAAGTAAACGAGCCTAGTATAGTTGAAACTTGGAAAACAGATGATGCTGTAGAAAAAACAAGCTCATCAGGATCCACAGCTCCAAGTATTAGTCCTATAATTTATCCTATAGTTGGATATGGAGAGATGAATGAAGGGGGAGCGCTTTATAATATTCAATTGCTTCAAACTAAGTGGGATGCTTTGGGTACAGGAAATTCAGGAAACATAGGGTATTATGGTTTTTTTAATGATGGAAGTGCATACCCTACACCAACACCTAGTTGTGATTGGCGGCCTGCTATATTTGTTTATGATATAATTCACGCTATTTTTAATCAAGAAGGTTATACTATTTCTTCTGCTTTTATAGAAACAGATTTCTTTAAGAAGCTTTTAATGTTACTTCCTAATTTTGTTTACAATAATAGTCAATCAAGAGTAGATGATAACAGTATTAGGGGTTCATTTGGAACAGATGTTCTTGAAACTGCTTATTTTCAAAATTGGAGTTTTTTATCTCCTTCTTTATCTGCATCAGTAGATTATTTTCCTGAAGCAACCTTAAAATTTCTTGGAGGGACAAATAGTTTCACAACAACATTAAACTCGGCAATTTACAGTAATAGTTCAGGGTTTTTCACTATTCAAGAGTATGGTTTTTTTGATATAACTTTTGATAATTTTGGAATATGGCTTAAAAGTGTTTGTGAAGGGACTTCAACTAGAAATGAAGTAGATTATATTAAGGCAATGTGTGAGGTGCAAACTGCAGGTCAATCAAGTTGGAATAGTATAGGCGAAGCCTTCTTTATTCCAACATCAAATTCTGATATATTCTATAGTTGTCCTGCACCACCACTAGCTGATAATTACAATTCTCATAGCTTGCAAGATGCTATACAAATAGAAAATCATTGGTTAAATAAAAATGATAAAATAAGATTTCGCATGAAAGCTAGAGCAGGACATGGAGATAGTGGTGGTCAAACTATAGGTTGGGATATGGATATTTATGGAGGAACATCTCCAACAGGAGCGCAGCCAAACGGAAGTTCAAACCATAATGCATCTTTAAGTATTATTCATCATGGAGAGAGGGTAGAATACGGACAAACTTATGACTTAAAAAATGTTATAGACAACGAGAGTACGCAATTAAGCTTTTTGAAGGGAATTATACACGCTTTTAATCTTCAATTTACTACAGATGTAGAGAGTAGAAAAGTTTTTATTGAGCCTTTTAATGATTTTTTTATGGATGAAAAAGATGCTGTAGATTGGACTTCCAAAATAAATTTATCAAAAGTTCAAGAAGATAAGTGGGCTAATACTGACCTTAAAAGAGAGTTTATTTTTAAATATAAAACTGATTCAAATGATAAAAAAGTTGAGTCTAGGGGTATTCAATATTGGGATGGAATATTAGATGAGTTTCCATATAGAGAATTTTTACCTGACAGTTTTGAAGTAGGCACTCAGGTTTACGAAAATCCTTTTTTTGCAGGTAGCTATAACTCAGGAGATGGAATGACTTCAGGGTTTGGAGCTTATGCTGTAAATAACACTCCATTTAGAGCTAACTTATGGGGATTATGCGAATCAGGAGCTATGCCAACATCAGGAAGCTCTTGTAGACCTGATAAGGGATATAATTTCGTTCCTAGACTTTTGAATTATGTAAAAGATAATTGTAATGGAGGTAGTTTTAGTGGTAAATATATTGCCTCAGTTCAAAATTTTTCAGACACAGATGTTGAAATTATAAGCACAGGAATCACAACTCCTTCTTCAAAATATGAAGTTCTTTGTAGGGCTTGTAGTTATGATGATCATACAGAATATGGTAATGCTATGAATCCATTAACTTATGCTTCAAAAAATCAAGGAAGCTATGATTGTACTACGGGTTCATCTTACAGTCAATACCCATACAAAGGGCTGTACCAAACTTACTATCAATCAATGATAGAAATGCAGAAAGAAAACCCTAGAGTAAAAATAGTTTACTTAAACTTAAATTCATCTGATTTAATTTCCTTAAATTTAAGGAGATTAGTATATATAGAAGGTTATTATTATAGAATAAATAGAATAATTGATTATATGCCTAATAGCAATGAAACTACTAAGGTTGAGTTGATATATTGGGATATTACAAAAATTTGGCCTACTAATGCATCTTTTAATAATAGTTAAACATTAAATAAAATGAATAGACAAATAAACGACAATGGAATACCTTTAGTTAATGGATTGGATGTACTTATATCCGTACCTATTTTATCTAATGAGTATTTATCATTTAATAATTCTTTTACCACCTCTACATTAAGTACAAGTAATATAGTAACATCAACATCTAGTTACGCTACAGAAGCAGTATCATCAGTAGGATTGCCTAATTACTCAAACTCAAATTGGTATAGGTTTTCATCAGTTTCAGAAACAAAACCTACTTCAACAGATAATACTATTACATTGCCTGTAGCTGTATCAAGAGGTGTAAGCAGCACTTCAGGTATATTTCAAGAACTAAAGCAATTAATAAAAGGACAAGAATATACCATAACTATAAACTTTCATAATTCTAATGATGTAGGGACTTTAGGGATTTCAACGCTTTACAATTCTACTATTCAACCATATCCATTGACTCAATCTAGTATAACTACTTATACTTTACCTTTAAGTAGTATAAATCTTGATTTTAAGGCATATAGCACAGCAGACATACTTTTTATTGATTTCACATCAAGTGTAAATGGAAATTCAGCATCTATATCATCAATTAGTGTTAAAGAAAAAAACAATTATTTAATTCCTTTACTTACAGAATTAGATTCAGGAACAACTAAAGTTTTAAGGAGAAAATATAACACATCAATACCTTTAGATGAAGGTCAACCAAGAGATTAATGTCAGCATATAAAGTAATAGACCAAGCGTTAAAAACTGCAGGAGAATTTTACATTGAGTTACTTCAAACAGAACTTGTATTTCAGGAGCATCTTGCCTCTAGGAAACTATATTCATCTTTTAAAACTATTGTTTCTGAAAGGGGTGGTAATTTATATATGGATGTTGTAAATGATACTG